AAATTAACATGATCGACTAAACTATATGTGCAAGACAATATAAAAGTAAATAATAATGCATGAATAAGAATAATGCTTAGTTGTGATGTTTTAATGGGTAGTTTAAATATATTACCTGGGATAAATACAAAAAATAAACAAAAAACATATAACAATGTAACCAATTTCATTATATAGTATGAAAATATATAATTAAATCAATGGATTTTGTAAAGTATTAGAATCATGAAATAACAAAGACAATCCAATGCATCCTATTAACAAATAGTAACATATATACAAGAAATTGGTTTTAATATACATTCGAACAAAAAGATCACTGAACCCAAAGGCAAAAACATAGATCAGTACCCATCCGAATTCACTAGAGAACATATTATATTAAGTGGTTATTAAAAATAACAATCGAGGTGGAAATTATCTGCGTAAGTCACTTTCAAGTTTCTTTATATCATCCTTTTTGCGTCCCATTCTAACATCATCCTCCTGCATTTGTTTACCCAATTTACGAATATCGCGTTTTTTATTTCCCTCTTTATCCTCATCCTCTCTCTTATTGTCCTCTAAATTTTTCCCTTGCTTCTTTTTTTCCTCTATTTCTTTTCTAAGTTGTACTTTATCCTTGTCTGAATGACCCTCAATTAAATTAACATGATCGACTAAACCGTAAGTGCATGATAAAATAACACTAAACACGAATGCATGAATAAGAATAATATTCGTGTTTGATGTTTTAATTGGGAGTTTGATCACATTTCCAGGAATAAAAACGTAGAATAAGCAAAACACGTAAAGAAGAGTTAGTAGTTTCATTATATAGTATGGAAATATAATTACATAAAATGAATGTTTCTAAATAATTACTTCGGAACAAGGGTTTTTAATTGCGTACGAGTATTATTGTGAAAACGATCAGTTCCAACTTGGGGATTATTTTGAATATTGGGATGTGTTAATTGACTAAATGATGGTTGATCAAATAAGTCAGGATGAGGTTGATTGCTTGGTGCAGATTGAATATATACTTTATATAAATCACTATTGGAAGAGGGAACATATACAGTAGAATCGTTGCCCTTATGTAAAGCAAAATTTTGATTTCGTAAATCACTCTCTAATGGAATATTGTTAATAATACCAGATACGGGACCTACATTCATTAAAGGAGGTGTAAAGTTAGATTCGATCGAATAATTATAGTTTGGTTGAATGGGGACTGTTGTCGGTTTCCGAGCATCTAACATGGGAAACAATGCATATTTTGAAAGAACGGGTCTTGGAGTGAAATTCGGAGGAAGCGGTTTATCGGAAACAGTTCTTTCTAAAATACGATTATTCAATTCATCTGTTCTGTCAAATTGACCACGATATAAATAAGTGGGTAAAGATTCAACACGTCTATTTGCATCAGTGATTTCCATAATCTTAATTGTTATATAGTATATAAAAACAAAATTACATAAAGATTATACAACATAATATATTGATAGTAGCTAAATGGTAAAAATATGTACTGAAAAATATCCTGAAACTTCAAAATATTCATCTTATTTTGATGAATATTCTTTTCCGTTAAGTGATTTTCAAAAATATGCGATAGAAGCAATTGTAGAAGGTCAGCATGTATTAGTAACAGCACATACGGGTTCTGGTAAGACATTGCCTGCAGAATTTGCCATTAATCATTTTAAGAAACAAAATAAGAAATTGATTTATACAAGTCCGATTAAGGCATTGTCGAATCAAAAATATTCAGAATTTACACGTAAATACCCACATGTTTCATTTGGACTGATGACCGGGGATATTAAATTAAATCCGGACGCAGATGTATTAATTATGACAACGGAAATATTGATGAATGCGTTGTTTTTACAAGAAATGGACAAAACAGTATCTTTGGAATTTAATATTGATATACATGAAGAATTAGCCTGCGTTGTTTTTGATGAAGTGCATTATATTAATGATGCGGATAGAGGACAAACATGGGAAAAAACGATTTTGATGTTGCCTAAACATATTCAAATGGTGATGTTGTCGGCTACGATTGATTCTCCGGAAAGGTTTGCGAAATGGGCCGAAAAAGAAGATTCGGGAAAAGAAGTATATTTGGCATCTACAAACAAACGTATTGTTCCTTTGACACACTATGGATATTTAACTGTAAATGAAAGTGCTGTCAAATTAATTAAAGACAAACAAATAGAACAAGATGTTCGAAAAAACATTCACAAACTGATTTTATTGCAAGACGACAAGGGGAAATTTAATGACAATGGATATAAAAACCTGTTTCGTATGACAAAATTGTTTAATCAACGATCGATGTATGTGAAACGAAAACACGCTCTAAACAATTTGTCTCTTTTTTTACGCGATAACGATATGTTACCTGCAATTGCGTTTGTATTTTCTAGAAGGATGGTCGAAATATGTGCATCTGAAATAACCGTTCCTTTATTGGAAGACGATAGTAAAATTTCATATACAGTGCGCAAAGAATGCGAGCAGATTATACGTAAATTACCGAATTTCAAGGAATATTTGGAATTGCCTGAATATAACACGTTGGTCTCTTTGTTAGAAAAGGGGATTGGTATTCATCATTCGGGTATGATTCCGATTTTGCGTGAAATTGTAGAAATTATGATTTCAAAGAAAAACATCAAGTTGTTGTTTGCCACAGAGTCGTTTGCCATTGGACTGGATTGTCCAATTAAAACCGCAGTTTTTACCGGAATTACGAAATTCGATGGTAGAAGCGAACGTATGTTGCTATCACATGAATATACACAAATGGCAGGACGCGCAGGACGTCGAGGAATTGATAAATTGGGTAATGTTGTCCATTGTAATAACTTGTTCCATTTGCCTCTTCAAAATGAATATGAAAAAATGTTGAATGGAAAACCACAATCGCTAGTGTCAAAGTTTCGTATTTCGTATAGTTTAGTCTTGAATCTGATTAAAAATAACCAAACAAATATAAAAGATTTTATTCAATTTACGAAAAATAGTATGATTAATCGAGAAATACAAGATGAACGTAATAATCAGAAAAGATATGTTGAAGAGTTGAACGATTCAAAGGATAAATTGAATGCAAAAACAGTGTTTTTAAAGACGAATCAAATTGTATGTAATCGATATAATGATATTAAAATGTTGCTACCAAATCTTAAAAATAAGAAACGCAAGGATTCGGAAAAGGAGTTGTCTCGAATTATTCAAGAAAATCCGTCATGCAAAGAAGATGCCAAATTGTTTATTGATGAAAAGGAATTAATTGAAAAGATTACAACTGAAAACGAAGAATTGTTCTTTTTAGAGAATTATATCGACGATAAAATATACGCAGTTTGTGATGTATTGGTCGATCGCGGATTTATAACAAATAGTGAAAATATATATAGTTTTACAGACCACGGAAAAGTGGCTTCCGATATTGCCGAAATACATCCACTTGTTTTTACAAATATGATTTATTATAATGATTGGTTCCAAGAATTATCGACGGTTGAAATATTATCGATACTAAGTGTTTTTACAAATGTAAATGTTTCAAAAGATGAAAAGACAGAGTGTCCTACTAGTGAAAATAAGAAAATTTTAAATAATTTACTGTTTTTAAAAGAAGATTTTGAAAAATACGAAGAGACGGAACAACGTTCGAATATTAATAGCGGAATTGATTATAATGATGCATTGTGTTATGATATGCCAATTTTAGTGGAAAAATGGTGCGAATGCGAAACCGAAGATCAATGTAAATTTTTCATACAAAATGACGTGGCACAGAAGGGTATCTCTGCAGGTGATTTTACGAAGGCGTTGTTGAAAATATCAACTATCGTAAGGGAGTTAAGTGTGGTCACCGAAAAAATGAATCAAATAGAATGTTTGCATAAATTGTCAGAATCAGACAGTAAAATATTGAAATATATCACCACTGCTCAAAGTTTATATATTTAGGAGAAAATTGATTCTAAACCGAATTTTATATAAATGTACAAAATTATATAAAATATACAATGGGGTACGAAGAATTAGACGATATACGCTTTGACGAAATATTCGATTACGATAATCGTGACGGTGAATTAGAGGATGAACGAGAATTCACTGATAATAAGTATTATTTGGGACTATCAGTATATGAACCGGACAACTTATTTCAGAGTGATAATCATTTGATATTTGCATCAAATGTGAATATTTCTACGTTTTATCAATTTCCAATACAGGACGTTGAAAAATATCTGAATGATTATCGTTGTATTGGACCAAAACGAATTTTACAACCGGAAATAATGAAAATGAAATTTATTGACAGTGACTATAATTGTCCTATTTACACTGTAACTAATAAAACATTTTGGTTGCGTCTTGTGCAGAGAACATGGAAAAAAATATATAAAAAGCGAAAGGAATTTATTCAAAACAACATTGTAAATATGTTACATAAAAGAGAAATTGGACAAAGGTTTATTTTGCCAAATATTCAGGGAATGTTGTCCTATTTAAAGGATAATAAATGCAAAAATTGATTCAAATCGCTTAGTATATCGTCACGAAGACTTAATAAATCACTGTCTTTTTTTTCATCAAAACACAAGTTTAAATCTGACAACATTTCTATGTACTCCAATATTTTCGATTTGAATGTGTTTTCGCGATTGTATTGAATAATGGTTAATTGATTCTCCCAATTTTTAATTCGGGATTTACTTTTCCCTAAATAAATTTCAACAAATTTATCAATATGTTGGTCCAATTTTTCATACATACTGTCACTTGCAACATGATGACCGTAATTGTTCATTTTCCAATGGTATAATTTGATCATATTCAATAATTCCATTAATTTCTTAATAAGATGCGTTTTATTTGAAAATCGACATTTGGATGTTTTATTTTGTTTTTTTCTATTTTTATTTGTTTTATTTTTCATATATAATGAAATTAGATATATTTCTTGACATGAAGTATTTTTTTTGTAAAATGAAAAATCGTACTCCATATTATTAGCATGAGCGAATTTAATATTGATTTTAAGTCTGCCAAAAAAACACACACATTTTTGAGAAAGGGGCAAGGAAAGAGAATGTCAAATCGATATGAAGGTATGAATCGCGCATTTCTTAAAAAAGGGGATGGAAAATTAGTTTCAATCGATCACGGAGAAACCGAATTTGCAAAAAAACGTCAAAAAGAAGTCATTGACGAACAATTTGAACGTGAAGAACAATTTTATAGCGAAAACAAGGGTAAAGATGGTAAAGTTGAGAAAGATGAAAAAAATACTAAAAATACTAAAAAGTAATTATATAAAAAGTTGATTGTATACTATAGTATACAACCAAAAATGGTTAATTATTCATGTGAAAAATGCGGGAAAACATTTACACAAAAGGGACATTATAGTCGTCATGTAAATAAAAAGAATCCATGTATCCAAGAAAGACAATTAAAAAATATGATTTCATCTATTGTAACGGAAAAAATAAACGAGTTACGCAATGAAAAAATTGATTTAATGGATGCAAACAGTATTGACCATACAAATATACATAAAATGACGAAACATGATTTGGGACAATATTTTACAACCAATCCTATTCTGCAAGAAAAAGTAGGAAATTTCATATTGAATGACCCAGATGTTATTTTGGAACCATCGATTGGACAGGGAGATTTGGTTTCGTGCATTCAGCATAAATTTCATAATGTGGTCTTTGACATGTTTGAAATTGACAATTCCATTTCATTATTAGAAACGATCAATATTGAGAATGTTATTTATGGTGATTTTATGACACAACATATTGATAAAAAATACAAAACCATTGTAGGCAATCCTCCTTATGTGAAAACAAAAAAAGGGAATTTATATATAGATTTTGTAGAAAAATGCTACCATGTATTGGAAGAAAACGGAGAATTAATCTTTATTGTTCCTTCGGATTTCTTGAAATTAACAAGTGCATCAAAATTGTTGAATGAAATGATGGAAAAGGGTACTTTTACTCATATATTTCACCCACACGATGAAAATATGTTTGCAAATGCGTCGATTGATGTCATCACATTTAGATATTGCAAAAACCAACATCTCGAAAAAAAGACATTATACAATGATAAGTTGCTACATATTGTGAATAATGACGGTTTGGTTACTTTCTCTGAGACTTTATGTCAAGATCAAACGATGTTTAAAGATTACTTTGATATATATGTTGGTCTTGTAAGTGGAAAAGAAGGAGTATATAAAAATAAAGAACTTGGAAATATTGAAGTTTTAAATGGGAAAAACAAAGTAGAAAAATATATTTATGTACAGAAATTTCCATCAAATAATAAGGAAACAAACGAACTTTTGTTACATCACAAAAATGATTTAATAAACAGAGGTATTCGAAAATTTAATGAAAATAATTGGTTTGAATGGGGAGCTCCCAGAAATATAGGTGTGATGGAAAAAAATGCAGGCGAAGACTGTATTTACATAAGCAATTTAACTAGAAACAAAGAAGTTGCGTTTGTAGATAAAACCAAATATTTCGGTGGAAGTTTAATTATGCTGAAACCGAAAAAAAAATGCAATTTGTACAATATAGTGACATATATCAACAGTCAGAAGTTTAAAGATAATTTTATGTTTTCGAATCGGTTTAAAATAGGACACAGACAAATATGCAATTCAAATTTACCGAGCAATATATTATAATGACGGTGTCCAATTATTTGAAGAAACATCTTCCGATTCGGAAATAACGACAGTTTGTTTCCATTCGTCTGGAATATTTTTCCAGAATTCATTTAATGATTTTTTTACTCCCCCCATAATGACTTCCATTGCCTCTTCGTATGTGCGTTGTTTTGGTGGTAATGCCTTTTCTTTTGTCCAATTCACCTGAAGAACATTTGATGGGTTAATATTAACCGTCCAACAATTAATTTGTTTGGCACCTCTTACAAGTACATTCGATGAATCGTTTTTATCAACACATAGAAACCAATAGTCGCGTTGTGGAACGTCTTTCCCACGAGTTTTTATGAGTTCGTTCATTTTTTTAAAATTCATAGCTTTGGGAATCTCTGTATCAGGTATATCTGTAAAAGCATATACAATACCCGCCTTGCTGAAACAATTATCGGTGCTACCAATACTTGTTTTGATATTTACAGGATACCTGGTTATTTTGTTGTAGTCTAGCACAATCATATCTCCAAATTTACGGACAGTTTCATCTATAATGAGATCTTTAAATACTTCATGTTCCATTAGAGCACGTTTAATGCTACCTTCGTCTTTTAAACTTCCTCCCCTTCCTTCACCTTCCACCTTTTCATTTATCTCAATCTTCCTCTCCTTGAGATAATTTGCAATATCAATTAATACTTGAGGACAATGATCCATATTTACTCTTTTACATGTGTTATAAATAAGAATAATCATTCAATTTTATATACAAAATTGAAGAATTCGAATGCAATAATAATATATATTAAAAAAAAATGAATGAATCAATTGCATTAACGCGTTATTTATATATTAAAGAAGATGTATTAATGAGTATTCTTATTAGTATAATGGAAAAGGATTATGATCAATCTTTGTTTTGGACCAGCGAGTTATATTTCTCTGGATATGAACAAGAAGTAATTGAATACATATATGCGATTTATAAAAATTTGTTTTATTCAAATAATCCGAAATTGAAAAGAGTCATGGACATAGGATTGCAACGTTTTGATAAAGGAATACATATTGCGACTACGATGATATTAAATCTAACATCAAAAGCGCGTAAATTTACGTTACATGATTTTATGGTTAAAAACAAGGAATCTGAAATGATTCCCGATGCAAAAGAAAAGGAAACGAATTTAATTATATTTTCCAATGTGGTTGAATCCAACAAATATAATCTGTATGTTGATGAAAATAGTCACACTAGACTGATTTTGAAAAATGCTTGCAAATATAAAGTCAGAAAAGAATGGGTTGATGTATTTGAATGTTCTACACACAAAATGAGTCAAATCGATGTTTATTATATGATAACACGAAATTGGTTATATTATGCATCATCTACACCGTTATGGAACGAACGCATTGAACAATATCACGGGACAATTGATGAATGCGGTAAGAAGATTCATTTTGAAAACGAAGATGATTTCGAAGAATTTTATGAAAAATATGAATATGATTTGGACGAGCAAGATATGCATATTCAAACCAAAATATTCGGACCATCAATATTAAAAAAATTCAATATTAATGATTTGTATAAAAAATACGAACCTGGCATAAAAATTAAAAAAATAATTTTAAAACGAGTAAATGATAAATGTAGTGAGAGCAAATAATGTACCTCCCCATAATGTGTCCATTAATGCTATTTTATTATCCCATTTTTTTAATATAGCTAAATTAGTTGTATCAAATACACCGTATATGACAACGCCCAATAAGAATGCATCCAAAACAGAACGTTTTGTTCTTAAGATAAAGTAATTCAATGCAAAAATTAGCAGAATATAACATAAAATCGCGGGTATTATTTTTACTTTCATAACAACTCTTTGTACTTTGACAACCAAGGATTCAAATATTGATTTTGTTGCATTCAAGTAAATGAAATCAAGAGCTAAAATTAAAATTGCTGAGAAAAACAAACGATTCAACTTATTCATATTTATATTATATTGTTAGATTAAATATTAGATACAGAATAAGTTATATTGTTGTCTTCTTTCTTTTCTAAAGGGTTTTTCGTAACAATTGGGTTTAATGATATATCTTCTTTAACCGGTAATTCTTGTAATACATTTTCGTTTGTTTCGACAGTTGTTTCTTCCATGATATTAGGCTTCTCTGTTTCTATGGTTGTTTCGACAGTGGTTGTTTCGACAGTTGTTTGTTCGGCGATAACTGGTTTCTCTGGTTCGATTGTTGTTTCGACAATAACCGGTTTCTCTGTTTCTACGGATTGCGGCGTTTCATTAAAAATCAAATCTGAACCTTTATTTATTTTTCTTGTAATATTCTGTTGTTGTAAAAAATACAATGATAAATGTTTGATGTTTGAAACACAATTAATAATCGAATTGTATGAAATATTACATACAAATGTAGATGGATTGTCTAAATAAATAATAGAATACCACCAATAGGGCGGAATATATAACATAAGACCACTATTCACCTCAAAATCTATGAAATGTGTTTTTTCATAATCAAGTGAAAAATCCTTGTGAGGTTTCGTTGGATGAACCAATGAAACGAATTCGTAATTTTCATAATCTTTGTATGGATGTAGAAATTTCGAATTTTTCCAAGGAGTCATTTTAACACGAATTTTTCCACTGGTTACACATAAAAATTGACGACTATCTGTATGATATCTTAATGGGGTAACAGTATTGCAAGAACCAAAGAGTAAATCATATTGACTATTAATAATAAACGAAGGTTTTAAATAATTGTCCATTGTTTTCATTTTTTTCAAAAGACCAGTTTCATCTAAAAATTCTTGATTGTTTTCAGAAAATAAATGACCAGAATCATCAGATTCTAAAAATTTAATAGTATTACCAAATGGTAATATAACTGGATCGACTGAACCAGGATTGGAACGATCTTGTGTAAAATAATCGTTTGAATCTTTCATATTAATATCATGCGAACTGTGTTTTGCTATTTTTTCTGGAATAATATCACTAAATAAACTGGGGGAAACATTTGACATATTCATTAAAAATGGTTGTTTTAATTCACATACATCGTCTAAGTGTTTTAAACTGCTATAATCCGTTTCATATA